GTGACGTGTAACCCATGAATAATTCGCTTCACCCCCAAAGGTGTCCGTTATTTCTACAAAATATAGTTTTTTCATGTTTAATTTACCCCTTTGCTGATTCTTTACCAGTCTCAACACCGCGAATGAAAGCGTTTAGCTCATTGTATAGGTCACGCTTGGGGCCATGACCATTAGACAAGGGGCAAGTGACACCACCGCCACTGTTGACTGTCTGATGTAGGCATACACCGCCGTATGCATGGCTAATGTGATAGTGGCCTATGTTGATATTTCTACCATTGTCGGTAGGTGTGGAGTATTCCAGCGGGTTGCCGGTCAGCTTGTTCAGGTAGGCTACACGGGCTTCTAGCATTTTGTCGGTGATTCGATTAGTCATGGTTATTCTCCAAGGTTAGATTGATTGCAAGATGAATTTCTGTACGTCAGAGGGTAGGCTTTCAAAAGTTACACGCTTGCCCAAATGTTTACCCGTGTCGATGGTTTCCGGGCTTTTCGCGTACTTGCGGATTGTTTGTAGTGTAGTTTTCATTACTTGGCCCCCTTTGGTTTGTACATAGTCGCCAGTTCATAACTGCGCACCAAGTCAGCACGCAAGGCCGCGATTAATTCAGCGCTCAAGCCATCGCGTATCAGGACGGGGCTACAGATTTTCCGACCACCTAATACCGTTAATTCAAGGATTACACCCGAACCAATTAGAGAGTCAGTGCCTGCCTTGTTTAGCGCAGAATCTGCAAAATGGTAGTTATGTACTTGGCCTGATAGATTTTCCTTCGCTTGGCGCTCAAGGGTAGCTATCCGAGCATCTTTGTTTATTTTCTCTTTGGTCATGGTTATTCTCCAAGGTTAGTTGATACGGATTCAAAGCGGATAGAGGCCACTACAGCCACGAATTGGCGCAGGGTGAGGGGTTGCCAGCCGCCAAGGTGAGCGCATAGGGCATGGCGCGAATAGAGGGTGCGAAGTTTGTTTGTCATTTGGTTAGTTCCATTTTGTGTCGTAGAGTTTGACTAGTACACGGCGAAAACCATAAAAGCGGTCATAGCGTGACGTATCGACTATGCATAGATAGCCGTTCACTACTGAAAATTGTTTCATCATTTGGTTAGCTCCTAAGTTGTTTGCAGTGATGTAACTATATCAAAGATTTTGTGATTATCAAAACAATCTTTTCAATGAATGTGTGACAAGCGATTAAGTTTCGCTATTCGGTGAAGGTGTACTAGATAGATCAGTTCCAGTTCTTTTAAGCATTGTCCTATGTTCTACGCTTTGGGGTGTTTCAGATTGTTTGATATTTTAGTGTGTAAATGCTCGGGTTTGTGTAAATGGGAGCTGGAAAAGACCATTTGAAAAAGTAGTAGTAAACCCTATCCACCATGCGTAAGATGATTTTCCGGAAAAAATGCCAAACAATTTATGATGTATCATTTACACCACACTTTTGTCTCATTTTCACCACAAATGCTTAAAAAAGAGGCAGATTGATTACACAATCTATAACCGAATCATATGAGGGTTGCACATTCTGTAATGCTTCAACAACTGTTGAACTGTTGCTATTGGTCAATGATCGTGTGACCTACTGGTAGGCATGGTGCAGTGCAGCATAGGGGAGGGCATACCCGTCACAGATTTACTGATTGACCTATGGGGGGGGGAGTCAGTGAGCTGCTGTTTGTTTGTTTTAGCTAGACCACCACACCCACCGATTCAGGTTTTTAAGTTATAAATTGTTTGAGCTATTCAAAATCTCAATGCTATTCAAAATCTCAATGCTATTCACTTCCCCATCCATCCTCCAAGAATCATGTAAATGACATACAGCGAATAACGAAATCAATTTGCATTACTCATGGTAATATCCCTACATGGAAACCACCACGCACATATTGCCAGCGTGGATTGGGACAACCCAACCCACTACCACTGAGCAAACACAATCGAACTACGCCATCCTCATGGAGCGTCAGTTGTCGATCTACGAGTCCATCTGGGAGCAAATCCTAGACCGCACCTCCCTTGGCCATAGACTCAAAGATATTGTTAGCGACGACCCCCGAGAGATCGACTTGGCTAAGTTGAACCGCTGGATAACCAAGGACCCCAAGCGTGCCAAAGAGTACCGTGAGGCTAAGAAGATGGGTGCTCACATGGTGCTGGAGGAGATGCTGGACATATCCGATGCCAAGGACTCAATGGAGGATGTGGCGCGATCAACGCTGCGTGTGAACACCCGCCGCTTGTATATCAAGGCTTACGATAAGGACACCTTTGGCGATAACCCCGGCATGAACGACCAAGCACTAGCTGGTGGCATCACGATCAACATTGGTGCGGTGGAGTCCCCCTACGGTAAGCCAATGGAGACTATTGACATTCAACCCACCGAGCCGACCCTACTGGAGTCATCTGATGAGTAAAATAAAATGGCTTGATCGGCGCATCGCACACCCCGGCCCTTACTTAACTTTGTGCACAAGCGAAAGTGAGTATCTTGCTGCCATGAGGGGATTGGGAATCAAACCAATAGATGATTGGATAAAAACAGAACATGCTGACGCGACGGTACATCACGCTACAAGCAAAGATGGTCAGCAAGCGTCGGTTGTCTGTATTCGAGTTAGTGAGAATAGGACTGCCGTAGAAATTGCCGGACTGCTGGTACATGAAGCGGTGCATATTTGGCAGCGTTATTGTGAATGTATTGGTGAACATACCCCCGGTGCAGAACAGGAAGCGTATGCGATTCAGTCAATAAGTCAAGAACTAATGGCGGCTTACGCCGATCGACTATGAGTAGCTTGGACTTTCCCTTACTCAAATGGCAGCGTGAGGTTCTGGCTGTCAAGCAGCGATTCAAGACTATCGTGGCTGGTAGGCGCTGTGGTAAGACTCGGTTCAGTGTGGTGGAGACTATCATTAAGGCGCTGCAGTGCCCGGACAAGACTGGTGGTGTGCTGTACGTAGCCCCAACGCTGTCAATGGCACGAACGCTGGTCTGGGACTTGTTATGCGAGCTTGGTAGACCTGTCATCAGTAAGATTAACATTTCGAGCAGTGAGATTACTTTCGCTAATGGTGTGAAGGTGTACGTGCGTGGTGCGGATAACCCGGACAGTCTGCGGGGTATGAAGCTGTACCACGCCACGCTGGATGAGTTTAAGGATATGAAGGGGAATGTGTGGACGATGATCGTGCGCCCTGCCCTGTCTGACATGAAGGGTACGGCGACTATCATTGGTACGCCGGAGGCTGGTCCTAGTGAGTTCCGGGATATGTTCGACCGAGGACAGGACGACAGTTTCCCCGAGTGGTACAGCAAGCACCTGACTACGCTGGACAACGAGTTGATCGACCCGGTTGAGATTGAGGAGGCTAGGCGTTCCATGAGCACTCAGGCGTTTAACCAAGAGTTCATGGCATCGTTTCAGACAATGGAGGGGGCGATTTTCAAAGAGGAATGGTTGAAGTATTCGGACACACCTCCCAAGCAGTACAGCACGTTCATCGCAGTTGACCCCGCTGGGTTCGAAGCGGTGGGGCTGGCTGAGAGTAGTAAGAAGAAGCACCTCGACCATACCGCCATCGCTGTGGTGCTGGTGGACGACGAGGGTAAGTGGTGGGTGCGTAAGGTGGAGTACGGGCGCTGGGACGTGCGAGAGACTGCGGTGCGGATACTTCAAGCCATACGCACACACAAGCCACTGGCGACTGGTATCGAGCGTGGGGCGCTGGCTAAGGCGTTGATGCCGTACCTGTCCGACCTGATGCGTAAAAACAACATCTACACCCACGTTGAGCACATTGCGATCAGCGGCAACAAGATCGACCGGATTACTTACAACCTTCAAGGATTGTTTGAGCACGGTAGGATTACGTTGAATAGCCGGGAGAAGTGGGATCAGTTCAAGATTGAGTACATGAGCTTCCCGTCCAGCAAGGCCCATGATGACCTGATTGACGCTTTGAGCTTGGTGGCGAACCTTGTCAGAACGACCTATGCTAAGGTTGAGGAGCCGTATGAGCCTGAGATTTTGAACGACTTGTGCGGGTTCTAGCGGTATACTACGCCAAGTTAGCCTAACGTGAGGTTCGATGATGAGCGACTACGAGAATACCGGAGAGATTGTGGATGACATGGGGGATGAACCTCCTGAGCCGAAGCACTTCGAGCCATCTGAGGCTCAGAAGGAGCTGACTGCGTTCATCATCGACCATACAGACCGTTGGCGCGAGTACCGTGACCAGAACTACATGGACGATTGGCTCAAGTATGAGCGAATTTTCCGTGGTCAGTGGGCGTCTGAGGACAAGATTCGTAACTCCGAGCGATCTAAGCTAATTTCTCCAGCTACACAACAGGCCGTAGAGACTCGCCATGCCGAGATTATGGAGGCGATCTTTGGTCAGGGTGAGTATTTCGACATCAAGGACGACTTGGCTGACAAGAATGGCGGAGTTGACGTTGAGAAGTTGAAGAATCAGCTAAAAGAGGACTTTGCACAGGACAAGATTCGCAAGAATTTCGACCAGATTGCACTGTTGGCTGAGATTTATGGCACTGGTATCGGTGAAATCATCGTTTCCAAGGTCAAAAACTACAAACCAATGACCGTTCCGTTGGATGCGACAACTCAAGCCTATGGTGTGGGTGAGAGCGAGCGCATTTCGATCAAATTGAACCCAGTCAACCCCAAAAACTTCCTTTTCGACCCCAATGGGACTGAAATTGATGACTGTATGGGTGTTGCCATTGAGAAGTACGTCAGCATCCACAAGATTGCCGAGGGCATTGCCTCCGGTAAGTATTTCGACGTTGATGTGACCTCGATGTACCAAGACGATTCGCAGGAAGTCACTCAAGAAATCACCAATTTTGAAGATAACAAGGTGTTAGTGCTCACTTACTACGGGTTAGTACCTAGAGAGTATTTGAGTGGTAACGACGAGTTCGAGAAGGTGATGGAGGACGAGTTGGAGGACTACTCCGACATGGTGGAGGCCATAGTGGTTATTGCCAACGGTGACTTGCTGCTCAAGGCAGAGGAATCCCCCTACATGATGAAGGACAGGCCTGTTCTGTCCTATCAGGCCGACACCGTGCCGTTGCGACTATTGGGGCGTGGTACTGTCGAGAAGTCAATGAACATGCAGGCTGCGATTGATGGATCCATGCGCTCCCACATGGACTCGCTGGCGCTGACCACAGCACCCATGATGGCAATGGACGCTACACGACTGCCTCGCGGTGCGAAGTACGAGGTCAAACCGGGTAACAACTTCATGGTCAGCGGCAATCCGAACGAGATTCTGATGCCGTTCAAGTTCGGCTCTACGGATGGTCAGGCAATGCAGACTTCCAAAGAGTTTGAGCGTATGCTGACGATGGCATCGGGCACAATTGACTCCAATGGTGCGGTGTCTCAGGTGTCGCGTGACGGTAACATGGACATGGCAACTGCCACCATGATTAAGAAGTACAAGCGGGTACTGGTCAATTTTCAAGAGGATTTCCTTATTCCGTTCATATATAAGGCCGCGTGGCGTTATATGCAATTCGACCCGAAGCGATACCCGTCCGTTGACGTGAAGTTCATCCCCACAGCGACTTTGGGTATCATTGCGCGTGAGTACGAGCAGAAACAACTGGCTTTCCTGATTCAGACTTTAGGTGCGAACAGCCCACTGACCCCGATTCTGATGCAGGCCGTGGTCAAGAATAGTTCTTTGCCGAACCGCGAGGATATGCTGACCCAACTGGATAAAGCATCGAAACCAGACCCGAAACAGCAGCAGATGCAGCAGCAGGGCATGCAGCTTGAGATGGCTGAGAAACAGGCCAAGGTTGAGAAAACCCAAGCCGAGACACAGCAGATCATGGTCGAAACCCAAGTTGCACCGGACATTGCCAAGGCGAAGATTGTCTCCGCGTTGTCAAACAATTTGAATGAGGACAATGAGGGTGCTGACTTTGAGCGTCGGGCGCGTATTGCTGAGTTGATTCTCAAAGAGAAGGACATTGACTCCAATGAGAACATTGCCCGGATGCAGATGGCAGCAAAATCAACAAATCAGAGCATGTAAATGACACCGGAACTTCAAAAATACTATGAGAACCGCCTTGACATGATGGGTTCTCAGGGGTGGAAAGACCTCATCGCAGACGTTGAGGTGATGCTCAAAACCACAGACACGCTGGCTGGCGTTACCGCCGATACACTGAGATTTCGCCAAGGTGAAATCTCTATCATGCGCTGGCTGGTGTCATTGAAGGAAACTAGTGAATTGGCTTACGAGGAGTTGAAACTTGAGAACACTTAGAGATTTCGTTTGTGGACACTGCGGTACGACCACCGAGAAGTTAGTGGATACTGACTTTCACAACATCGAGTGTCCTGAATGTCAAGGTGACGCTGTGCAAATCATGGGTATGCCTACGGTACGCCTTGAAGGTATCACTGGATCATTCCCCGGTGCTGCTGAAAAATGGGCTAGAATCCGAGAGGATAACGCAAAAATTAAAGCGAGACGAGGGTAACTATTATGAACACACCGACTACAGTTAGTGCAGGTACAACAACCTCCGAGATATTTGTCAACGCTGACGGTTGGTTAATTCTGACTCCCTCAAGTGGAGCGACAGTTACCGTAACATATACGACCTCGACCCTTTCTGACATTAACGGCAATAGTGCAACATGGATCACCCAAGGTTCATACTCGGTTAGGACTGCGCTGAGAGTTGATGAGGACTTGCAGAGTTTGTATTTTAAGTTGACCGCAACAACAGGGGATGTCAACTATTCCGTTGAGGGCGAGTTGGGTGTGTCAGACCGCATCACATTGCGAAGTTATGCGAAAACTGTCGTCAATTCATTAGGTCCGGCGTACAGTTTGAGCAGTGATGGCAATATTACCGGCATGGTCGGCCCGGATGGATCAATAATCTCTTTGGCCGGGGGAAACGGCCTGAGAACTGTATTGTTTGGTGATAGCCTCTCCCAATACAACAATAGCTCTGTTTCTGTTTCAACTATCAGCCGCGCATCAAATGTGGTGACGGTCACAACTGCCTCAGCCCACGGCATGCGTACAGGGCAGTTCGCCAACATTGTCAATATGTCAGATGCCACGTATCAGGCACTCAATACGCCAATAACATACATCAGTAGCACGTCATTCTCTTACGTGAATAGTGGCTCAAACGGCTCGACCTCTGGCGGCACTGTTGTTGCGCAAAATCAACTTTTCCAAGCTGGCGATTTTGTTTGGGCAAATGCCTTACTTGGTGGGCGCATGCGATTTGTGGCGAATATGGGCGTTGCGACTCAGACGACTACGCAAATGCTGGCACGTATCAACGGTGTTTTTGCACTAAACCCGCAAGTTGTTTATTTCCAAGGCGGCACCAATGATGTGAATGGCGATGTGGCATACGCAACCATCATTGCAAACCTGCAATCCATCATTACGCAAATCACCAGCCGCAATATCTTGTGCGTAATTAAGACCATTCCCCCCTATGGTGGAGCAGGCGCTTTCTACACCGCAGCACGAAATGCGAACTTGCAAAACATTAACCAATGGATTCGCAGGGCTGCAACTGTCTACAAAGGCCTGGTTGTTGTAGATGCTTACAACGCGATTATTAATCCTACGGACGCTAACGGCTACGGTACGGCATCAATGTATCAAGCATCTGACACCGTACACTACAACAGCAAAGGTGCATTGGCTATTGGTCGCAAAGCTTATACAGCCTTAGTCAATTTGCTACCGGAAGTAGACAACAAAGTCACAAGCATTACTGACAACTACGGATTCAACACGGCTAACTTGGATTTGCACGATAGAGCGCCTTGGACAAATTCTGGCGGCACTGTCAATGCTCCAGCAACAGGAACAGCACCTACAGGCTGGATTGTTGATGCAACGGCAACTTGGGCCGTAGCTCCAGCAATTTCGTGTGTTTCACGCTCTGATGGTCGCGGGTTTGACATCACCGCAATCATGACACCAAGCGTTGCAAGTTCGGTACTTACTGTCCGTACAGATTCGACAGCACAAAACGCACGACTGCCGACCTTTGTGGGCAAAACCTACCGATGGGTTGCAGAAGTTGCGATTACCGGGGCTAGTGGGGCAAATATCCGCAACCTCCAGTTTTACAACTCGGCTTCAATCGGTGGCCCCAGTGGAACACTGGCTGCGGCAATAAACGGATCATCCACCGCTAGTCAGATCGCAATTGACAGTGACGGTGTGTTTTTCTTCACAAGTCCAGAGTTTGTTATTCCATCTGGCGCGGTAACCAATTGCAGCGCAACTTTCAAACTTGAATTTGACGCGGCAGGCACTGCTGTAACTATCAAGATTGGCAGCGTTCGCATGATGCCAATGGATGCGTAAGTACGCAATATTTCAGTTTATTCTTGATTTATGGTATAAATGTAGTACGTGCTCACTAACCCTTCTAGGCGTGAGTCATTTTTAACCGACAACCCATTGGGCCGGAGGACAATATGAGTGAATTTCAAGACATTGACGGTGACGTAGGTGAGTTAGAAGCGGTTGAACAACAACACGCTACGCAGCAGGACAACACAGCAGATTTGCCGGAAAAATACAAAGGTAAGTCAGTTGCGGAAGTGGCTAGGATGCATCAAGAGGCTGAGAAGCTGATTGATCGTCAGGGTCGTGAAGTCCATGAGGTGCGACAACTTGCTGACGAGCTAATCAAGTCGCAATTGAGTTCGCCCAAAAAAGTAGCAGATGAGCCGAAAGAGATAGATTTTTTTGAAAATCCACAAGAGGCAATTCGTCAGCAGATTGAGAATAATCCGCGAGTAATCGCTGTTGAGCAATACGCGAAACAAGTACAAGCGGAACAGTCAAAGCAAAGGCTTGCAGCAATGCATCCTGACGCGCATGAAGTCGTCAAGGATGTGGGGTTCCAAACTTGGGTCAAAGCAAGTAAGGTTCGCCAACAGTTGTTCCAACAAGCCGACAACTATGACGTAGATGCTGCCAACGAGTTGTTGTCTACCTACAAGGAATTGCGGTCAGTGCGTCAAAAGCAGGTCGAAGTTGCGGATAACACCGCCCGAGACAAGGCTTTGAGCGCAGCGGCCGTAGAGACTGGCGGTAGCGGTGAGAGTTCTAAGAAAATGTATCGTCGTGCTGATCTGATTCGTTTGAAAATCCGTGACCCGAATAAGTATGAGGCCATGTCTGATGAGATATTGGAAGCATACCGATCAGGTCGAGTTAAATAAATTCGCAGGAGTTAATCATGCCTTTAGGTTCTAATCACGTAACCACCACCACATCCGACAAATTCATCCCCGAGATTTGGTCAGATGAAGTCATTGCCACGTACAAGCAAAAGCTGGTCGTTGGCAATCTTGTTACCCCCATTTCATTCAAAGGTAAAAAGGGTGACACACTGCACATTCCAGTGCCCGGACGTGGCGACCCCTCGCTGAAACTGGCTAACACCCAAGTCAACCCAATTGCAGATACTGCAACTGAGGTGCTGGTTGTCATCAATCGCCACTTTGAGTACACCAAAATGTATGAGGACATTGCCGAAATGCAATCGTTGTCATCCATGCGTAAGTTCTACACCGAAGATGCCGGTTATTCACTGGCTCGTCGTATTGATCGTGACTTGCATCTGTTGGGTGCGGGGTTCAACGGTGGTTCCATCGCTGGTGCGACTAACTTGTACGAGAAAGCCGTAATCGGCGGTAACGGTTCTACCTTGTTCTCCGGTGCGACTCCGGGCAACGGTACGACCCTCACTGATGCTGGCATTCGCAAGATGATTCAGACACTTGAGGACAGCGACATTGCTTCCAATGAGTTGTACATGATTATCCCACCTGTGGAGTCCAACACTTTGCGCGGTATTGCTCGCTTTACCGAACAAGCGTTCAAGGGTGATGGCGACACCATCAAGACGGGCATGTTGGGCAATCTGTACGGCGTGGAAGTATTCACCTCGTCCAACTGCCCGTTCATTCACGTTAATAGCGTGACCTCCACACAGTCTGTCAACTTCTCAGCAACGAGCTTGACTTCTGGTGGTGCTGCGTATGTTGATGAGTTCGGTCTGACTGTGGACTGGAACACTTCTACACCTACCGATACCCGTTATCGCGCTGGCATGATCTTCCACAAAGACGCAATGGCCTTGGCTACTCAGCAAGCTATCCGCACTCAGTCTCAGTACAAGCAGGAGTACCTTGGTACTATGGTTACTTCTGACACTGTGTACGGCACAAAAGAACTTCGTGATTACGCTGGATTGGCTTTCGTAGTACCGGCCTAATGGTTTAGGGGAGGTGTAATAACCTCCCCGCTTTACAAAGGAATAAATCATGGCAAATACGATGGCTGTCAGCCGAGTGGAACAGGGAACTAAACAGTTCCAAGGTATGTTCAAAGAAATGTGGGCGGTTACCGGAACGGTTACCGACCAAGATGCTATTGCAGATGACGTATCGGTTCGCATTACTCTTACTGTTCCCGGTGTCGCCTTGGGTGACATGGTGCTCGGTATCAGTTTTGGCAAAGCGCTAATTGATGCCAATTCGCAACTTATTGTCACAGGCTTCGTTTCTGCGGCAGATACTGTGATAATGGTTCTGACCAATGTGGACGAAGTAGCCGACGCATACGACGCCGATGTGTTGAATGATGGCGGTTTCAAAATGTTAGTTGGTCGCCCCTCTTGGTAATCCTTGATCTACTCCCCTTCGGGGGAGTCTTTTTATGAACACTGTAACCTTCAAGTGCAAACGCTCCGGCAACACTGTATCCTTCACCAAAGAGGGAGACATTGATTCGATGCGTAAGCATGAAGGCTACGAGGAAGTAAAAGATGCTGAAACCCCAAAAACCATCGAAGCAGAACCGCAGCAAGCGCCCACCCAAGAAGTGCTGAAAAAACGCTCCGGCAAACCACCTAAAGTACCCTCTTTTTTACAGGACTAATCATGGGAATGATGGACATGATGGGTGGCGAACAAATGCCACAGCAGGCTCGGATGCCCCAAGGTGGGATGATGAGTGGTGGAGGAATGCCACAGCAAGCCCCGGTTGACAATTCGGCTTACTTGCAAATGGCAGACGCGATTTTGCAAGACCCGAGCCCACAAACTGTAACGCAAGTCATTCAGCAATTGACGCAAATGGGTGGCGAGGGTACGCAAGAGGTTGCAGCAGCTTTGCAAAAAGTAATGAACGACCCGAACCAACTGGTTCAGATGGTGATGCAGATCAAACAAGCTCTCATGCAGTCGTGATAACAAGAATCTTTGACAAAGATGTTATCAGGGATGCAGTAACGCACCCACACAATTGGCCTTGGTCATCGGATGATTATTCCGAGTCTCAGACGTACACTCCATGTGTCGATGAGGTTGTGTATTGGTTAGAGTATTCGCAAGACGGTAAGCACTTGGGGGTGTATTATGTTCACCCCCACAGCAGGACAACTTGCGAGATACATACGTGTTTAATGCCGGAAGCGCGTGGAAAATTGGCAAAAATTGCCGCAAATGAGGTATTATTGTGGCTGTTCTCAAACACAGAATTTGAGAAAGTTGTGACTCATGTTCCTGTCAACAACCCGCTTGCTCTAGCGTATGCTCGCAGAGCCGGAATGAAGGACGAGGGTATTAACCGCAAGAGCATTCGTGTATCTGGCGAATTGATAGACCAGTTTTCATTAGGTGTGACAAAGGACGAGTTTTTATGCCAGCAGCAGTACCAATAGTAGCAAACCTTGCGGGCGGCATGATCTCCGCAAATGCCCAGCGGCAGGCAGCATCAAGAGCAGCAGACGCACAGATGGCGGCTGCTGAAATGCAGGCAGCTTCTGACGCAGAAGCTCGACGCGAAGCCAGATTTCGCCCTGTAGGTACGACCAATCGCTTCGGCACATCCAGTTTTCAATTTGACGGTGACGGTCGGTTGAAGGGTGGCGGATACACTCTCAGTCCCGAACTACTCGCACAACAATCCCGACTCATGGGTATGGCTCCGGGGTTGCTTGACCAGTTTGAGCAAGCACGTTCGGCTACTGCACCAATGGGCCAAGCTGCACAGGGCATGATGAGCCTTGGCAACAGGTATTTGGCTACCGACCCACGCGAGCAAGCGCAAAAGTACATGGAGGACATGCAACTCGCATTGTCTGCACCGAGAGCGCGGGAATACGCCAAAGTGCGTGAAAACCTCAACGCTACGGGCCGTGTTGGTCTAGCTGTTGGTGGTGACGCTGGAATGCTTGCCGCAAACCCTGAAATGGCGGCGTACTACAACTCCATTGCACAACAAGACCGCGATCTAGCTTCGCAGGCTGTAAAAGGAGGCATGGAGTTTGCCAATTTTGGGTCAGGTCTAGTCGGTTCTGGTGGTCAGATGCTAACGGGCATGTACGGCGTTCAGAACGCAGCATATTCTCCTTACGCTACCGCAATGGGTGGTGCGGGAACACTTGAGGAAATGGGCCGCAGTTCATTTGATGCAGGTATGAGCATGGGCAAATCGTCACAGACAGCGTACAACCCGTCCACTGCCATGTCTACAGGAATGGCAAGGGCGGGTGCGATAATGTCTAATGTCAAGCCAATGGATTGGGGTGGAATGCTCCAAGGTGCCGCCAGTGCCTACGGTCAGTATCAACGACCAGTGCAGCAGCAACCTTCCTACGGTACGCCGGGAATGGATAGTCATTTCTTCGGTAGCGGAACGGGGGGCGATTAATCATGGCTACACAAGCAATGCCCCAAGGTGGGCTATTTGGCCCCTCACTTGACGAGTACACACAGGCTCAGACCCAGCGTGACGATCAGGCTGCGGTTAATTTTGCCGGAATGGACGACAATCAGCGCAACAGCTACCTGATGTATAAAGCAGGCGGTATGTTGATGAAGCCTATCATGGGTGCGCTCGGTTACGAGAACACCGCTGAGAGTCGAATCAAGAAAGTACAGGACATTAGCTCCAAGTACGACACTACCACTGCTGACGGTTTGATGCAGACTGCCAAGGCATTCAACGATGCCGGGATGTCGCGTGAGGCGCAGATTGCCCTGAACAAAGCGCGTGAGATGCAGGCTGCCGCATCAAAGTTGACCTACGAGGACGCAAAGACCCAGCGCGAGTTGGCTGTTGCGGAACGTGCTTTACGTGAACCAAAATCCAATGAGTTTCCGAATCTTCCCCCTGAAGTTCAAGCCATGATGATGCTTGAGAAGCTGCCCCCCGAATCAGGCGCGGCAAAGAATATTCGCGCATGGTTGGATGGAAAAGCGAAAACCAAGGGTGAATGGAGCGACCCGTATCAACTAAACGGTGCGACGGTTGTTAGAAACATGGTCACAGGGGAACCGAAGGTCTTGATTCAACCGGATAGAACGCGTGGGCGAGGCGGTGATGGTGCTGGCGCTGGCGGAGTGACACCACCAAAGAATTTGACACGCGAAGCTAGACTCAAGTGGGAACTCGACAATGGGTTGATTGACCAAGATGTTTACGATACAGCAATGGCAGGTACTGCTGGAGGAAAGGTCAAGGCGGTATCCGAAGCAGATCAAAAGAAAACAGCCGGATTCCTGAAGGCTGCGGGGTATGACCCGGCGACTGGAAATGACCAAATTGAGACTCTAATTAAGAATTCAACAAGCGGTGGATTAGAACAAGCAGGCGCGTCTATCGCCGGGTTTTTTGGTGCTTCCACAAAAGGAGCACAGGCTATAAATACTCTTGCCGCAGCATCAAATCGAATCGTAATGGAAATGATGGGTGGAAAACTCGGCGCAGGCGTGAGTAATGCTGATCGTGATTTTATTGTTGGTCAGTTAGGGGACATAGCTAATCCAAATAAACCAATTGAGACGAGACTCGCCGCGTGGCAATTTGCCAAGGCGCGAATGATTGAGGTCGGGTTGCTTCCTCAGATTGAGAAATCACCAGCCGATACAAAAGCGCAAGATCAAAAATCTCAACTTCCAACTGGAAAATCTCCACTTACACCAGCGGAACAAGCAGAATTGGCAGCACTTAAGGCGAGGTTTAATAAATGACAAACGATCCTCGTGCAGAATTGGAAGCATTGCGCCGAATGGCAGAATTGGAAGCCAGATCATCTAATTTTGATGTTTCTTCCAATTCTGCAAGTTCTATACCTCAACAAGCGCAGCAGTCCAAACCTTCATTGCAGCCTACATTCTCACAAGAATTGCTCCGACAGGGCGGGTTGACTTTGCGTCACGGTTTAGAGGGATTGGGAAGCATTCCGCAATTGATTGGTGCGCCAATGGAGGCTATGGGGATCAGAGGCGCAAGCACAAACATGGGTGAAATGTTTGCTGACTATTTGGGTGCGCCAAAACCACGCACATCAATGGAACGTGTAGTTGGTGCGGGGTCTAGGGCAATGGCGAGTGGCACACCATTGATGAAACTTGGTCAAGCAATGCAGGGTTCACAGGCATTGTCCCAAACAGCCCAAAATGTAGGTCGTGTAATGGCATCTCAACCGGCAGCACAACTTTCTATGGCAGGAACAAGTGGGACAGCGGCTGAGATGGCAAAGGAGGGCGGGCTAAGTCCAACAGCGCAGTTTGTAGCAGGCGTTGCTGCACCAGTGGCTGCAATGCCGCTGATAATGGGGGTACAAGGAACCGCCAGAACAGCCAAAAATATTATTACACCGCTGGTTTCCGAGTCTGCCGCCGAGCGCGGGGCAGCAAGATTGGCACTCAAGGTTTCGGGAAAACGTGCAGGACAAGTATCGAACGCGATGTTAACTGCCGACGAATCCGCCACGGCAGGCCAAGTTGCAGCCGCTATAGATAATGCCGACATAGCAGCACTACAGAAATTATCCAATGAGAATAACGCAACTTTTGCTGAACTTGTAAGCAAGGGGGTTTCTCGCAAAATACAAAATACGAGAACCACGTTAGAAAACACATTGTCTCCTGTGCGGGAAACTTCACTCAATTTGGCAAAAGTCGGAGGTGTGAACGCACAGCCAATACTCAACAGAATTGATGCTTTCAGGACAGCATCCGGCAATTTATCGGATGACGTGTTGCAAAATGTAACGGGCGACATAAGAGCAAAAATCACACGGTTGACTGAAAACGGCTCACCAGACCCCGCCGAATTGCACACCATACGCAAACAGTTGTCGTCCACTATCGGAAAATACTCAAAGGAGTCCGCCGATTGGGACAAAAAGAAAGCTGCAAAAGTTGAACGAGTCATTCAACTAGCGATAGATGATGCTATTGACGATGCAGTAATGAGAGCTAACCCCAATGCGGGTAAGTTGTGGTCTACTGGTTACATAGAACCTTACGCAAAAGGTGCAAGAGCAATCAGAAACACCGAGGATTTGTTGCAAAAAGAGGTAGATTTAGCATCAAAGGCAATGGGGTCTACGCGAGAAATAGTAACAGGGACTGAGAACCCGATCAAAGGTGTCAATCTGTTAGATCGAATTGCAACCATAACGAACACTTTAATTCGGGCCACTGAGGGTGCAGCAGGGTCAAAAGTTGAAAAAGCGCTTACTAGACTAATGGCCCCAACTGAATTTGGAGGGGACAAGAAAAAACTCGGAAAACTGATGGTGGAGGAATTAAACAAGCCATCCACATTCGCACAATCTTTGAAATTTAGACCCGCGCCAACCCGCGCCGAATTGGGATATGGTGTAAGTGTAGAAGAACCAAAAGCAGTACCGCAGCGGGGTGTTGTACCTTATGTGTCACCTACTGAGGTGGTAGGTGAGATGCCGTATCGACCTAACTTTACTCGCGGTAAGGTTGACCCAAATCCCATGTTTGTAGGCGATGAAATCACTACACCTCGTATTGGAATGTCTAGTGAACCTGTAAGTGGACAACTTGGAGCGTTGCGAATGGAGGACGCCAGAGTGCGTGACCTCAGCATGCGTCAGGGTCGGGCGGCAGAGGCAGCACAAGCAGCAGCAGAAGCGGCAACCCCTCGCAAACCTGCAAGCGGAGGTATGTTGTACGAACTTGACCCCATCACAGGAAAACTACGTGCGGCAGACCAAGGCGTAAAAGGTGCAACACCTGAGATTTTTCTTGGGGATACCGGAGGTAATTTGCGAAAGGCTGCTGAAAAAATAGCATCTGGACAAGGTTTTCGAATGACCGCTGCTGAAAAAGTAGCATGGGAAAAGGCCCCCGTGGAGATTCGTAGAATTGTTACGATGAGAGCACGTCCCAAGGGTTTACTTACAGGCGAACAATAAATGACATACCTAGAACTCGTCAATAACGTGCTGCGTAGACTGCGTGAGAACACCGTAAGTACAGTCACGGAGAGGAAATACTCAACCCTCATTGGTCAGTTCGTCAACGATGCTAAGCGGCAAGTAGAGGACGCTTGGCAGTGGGACGCGCAGTACACGACCATACCTGTAATCACCACTGTTGGAGTGAATGACTATTTGGTGGTTGGGTCAGGTCTGCGCTACAAAGACACCACTGTAAACTGCGTCACCGCCGGTCGTCAGACTAGCCTGACTAGCGTTTCGTACAAGTGGATTCAGAACCAGTTGCAACTGTTGACCCTGACCAATGGCATTCCGGTGTATTACGCATGGAATGGCAATGATGGTACTGACAGCACTATCTCGCTGTACCCAACACCAGATGGCACATACACGATGAACGTGAACTTGTGTGTACCTCAGTTGCCGCTGTCTGCCGACTCTGATGTTCTACAGATACTGCCAGAAGCGGTAGAGTTACTGGCGTGGGCTAGGGCTGCTGCGGAGCGCGGTGAGGACGGTGGCCTATCATCTAGTGAGATAAGCGCAATGGCTCGCAGTGCATTGTCAGACCAGATTGCCATTGAAGTGTCGCGTGACGCAAGCGTGGCACAGTGGAGTGTTGTCTAATGGCTGCGCCGATTCTCCCGGTCAGTCTGATTTCACCCGGGTTTTACGGGCTGAACACGCAAGACTCCCCTACTGAAATTGACCCACGGTTTGCGCTTGATGCGACCAACTGCGTCATAGACAGGGCTGGACGAGTGGCATCCCGCAAAGGATGGGTTGCACAACATGCGACAGAAGCTGCACTAGGGACAGCCAATATCGACGCGATGGGTGAGCATACCGATGTAAACGGTACGACCACCATCATTGCTGCTGGCAACAACAAGATATTCAAATTCACAGGTACTGCACTGACTGAGTTGACTTACGGAGGTGGTGGAGTAGCACCTACAATCACGGCAAGTAACTGGCAGATGGCTCCACATTTCAATGCTTTAGTCTTATTCCAATCTGGCCATGACCCGTTGATTTACGACACCGCACTCAGCACTACACAGTATCGCCGGATGAGTGAGCATCCGACCTATTCTGGTACTGTTCCCTTGGCCGATTGCGGAATTAGTGCATATGGGCGTGTGTGGGCTGCTAGAACTACGACAGATAAGGTGACTGTCAAGTGGTCGGATACAGGCACACATCAAAAGTGGACTGGCGGTACATCCGGTTCACTTGACCTGACTAGTGTGTGGCCCGGTGGCGCAGATGAGATTACCGCACTGGCAGCGCACAACAACAACCTCATCATATTCGGCACACGACAGATACTGATTTACTCTGGTGCGCTTACGCCATCCACAATGACCCTAGCCGACTCGATCATTGGTATTGGGTGCGTGGCAAGGGACAGCGTACAGGTGACGGGTAGGGACGTACTGTTCTTGTCAAGCGGTGGGGTACAGTCGATTTCCCGAACCATTCAGGAAAAGTCTGCCCCAATCAACGCGGTCAGCCGCAACGTCAACGACGATATTTTGGGTTATATTGGGTCGGTAGTCGCTGTAGATGTGAAGTCGGCATTCTCAATATCAGACTCGTTCTATGTACTGTCATTCAGAAGCAGCGGGATTACTTACTGTTTTGACACTCGGTTCATGCTTCCAGATGGTGCGGCAAGGGTGACGGTTTGGACGAGCATCACCCCACGGTCATACCTTTATACCAAGAGTAGAAGTCTGCTGATTGGTAAAGCAGGGTACGTGGCAAAGTACGACGGGTTCACTGACGGAGGTGCTACCTACCGAATGACCTACTACACTACATGGATGGATTTTGGTCGTCCGTCCGCCCTATCCATGCTCAAAAAGATCAAGATGATCGTTTTAGGAGCACAAAGTCAGGACATTGTGGTGAAGTGGGGGTATGACTATATTCCCGGGACAGACATAGGTACAGTTACGTTAAGTAGTATCACTCCAGCAGAGTATGGTGTCGGTGAGTACGGAATAGCCGAATATTCCTCAAATCAGGTCACAAATTTGGTTACAATTCCTGCTTCTGGCAGTGGTACAGTGGTGCAAATCGGGTTTGAGGCGCAGCTTGAATCGCAGTCAATTTCTATCCAAAAGATAGACATTCATTCCAAAGAGGGACGGTTGTAATGTCTTACACAAAACTTACAGACTATGCGGCAAAAGATGCGCTGCTAAGTGGAAACCCGAGTAAGGTTATCCGAGGTACAGAGATTGGCGCTGACTTCGACGCAGTAGCAGCAGCTGACGCACTGAATCTAAAGACCGCAGATGGCGTAACCAGAGTCGCACAGCAAAATGCTACGTACATCACACTCACGAATATAGCCGGTACGGACACAATCACCGCCGACGCAACACCTGCGTTGACCGGCTATATGGCATGGCAGACGTTTCGCTTTTTGGTGGCTAATACCAACACTGGTGCAGTCACAATCAATATAGACGGTCAGGGCGCGAAAAGCATCACCAAAGAGGGTGCTACAGCACTTGCTGGGGGTGACCTGGTCGCGGGAACAGTGGTTCAAATAACCTATGACGGCACTCGCTTTCAGGCAATGGGTGGTATCGGGTCTGCTGGTGCTGGTGCTACGGGTGGTGGTGCTGGTGACGCGCAAGACTTGGTGTTCTTTGAGAATGACACCCACGTAACACAAAATTGGACAATCGGACAAGATGCACTCAAGACCTGCACCATTGCGATTGTTAGCCCTGCTGTAATAACTCAGACGAACAACTATGTTGCAGGTCAGCGGGTGCGCTTTAGAACAACTGGTGCGCTACCTACCGGAATTACAGTGAACGGTGAGTATTACGTGCTTTCGACAGGACTGAGCACATCGTCGTTTCAGATTTCACTGACTGACGGGGGCGCTGCGATAAACACCAGCGGTACACAATCTGGCATTCATACTTGTGGGAAAATCAAGAATGCTATGTCAAAGGGTCGAATCAGTATTGCTTCTGGTGTGAGCGTGACCATACCTAGCGGCTCAACTTGGGGAATCTCATGACAGTAGTAATCGACGGGACAACAGGCATCGACATGGTGCAAGACAGCACAATCACTTCCGCAAAGATAGTGGACTCGACTATTGTTGGCGGCGACTTAGCGCAGCCCCCAACAGTGACAGGCAGCGTTGTTTGCCAATCAGCGACCGCAGTGCCTGCCGGTGGAACAGCAGGCGCAGGATACTTGATGTCCTCGGTGACAAATTTGGGGGTGTTTTTTGGCTCTGGCGTGCCGACGCTTTCTGCGGCACAAGGTTCGCTCTATCTTCGAACTGATGGCAGTTCAACATCCACTCGACTTTATGTAAACACCAACAGCACCACCGGTTGGACCAACGTGACGACTGCGACATAACACCATGCCAACAACAATCACAGCCGGTGGCGCATCCGATAGCCTAGCTCTAGCGAGCAGCAACGATGGCCTGCTGACACTGCAAACCGGGCCTAGCGGGGCTAAGGTCAATGCGCTGGCGTTTGCTGCTGACGGAACACCTACGTTCTTGAAATCAACGCTGGTTACTGCGAACGCAAATGCAATTGGTTATGGGACTGGCGCTGGCGGGTCTGTCACACAAATAACTTCGCGCACCACCGGTGTAACAATCAATACACCAACTGGTGCGATAACACTAGTGTCTGCTGCGGGTTCGGCAGCTTATCAATCTTTCACTGTCACAAATTCAAGTGTCGCCGCAACGGATACAGTGACGGTGAATCAGAAATCAGGGACTGATTTGTATATTGTGCTTGTTACCGCAGTTGCCGCAGGGTCTTTCCGCATTTCGTTTGCCACAACTGGTGGAACCACTTCTGAACAGCCGGTATTCAACTTTAATGTTGTTAAAGGGGTAACATCATAATGCCAGCAGATTTAATCCTTTCAAATGACGGCATCCAGTGCGCCAGTGGCGCAATTGTTGACGTTAAGGCAGCCATGCCCTCCAGCGGAACATACACCGCTGGCAGTATTGTCCTTGAGCTAACCACCTCTAACCGACTCTCCGGCTGGAAGCGCCTGACTACAGGCTCTGGTCATGTGCTCAATACTGATTGGGTGTACTTCACAAACCTCGGCAATGGCACGGCTGTAGCAACAACAAGCGGGACTTCTGTTGACTTCATAGGCATCCCCACTGGCGTTAAGCGGCTGACACTAGCACTATCTCTAATGAGTATTAGCGGGACATCCCCCATCTGCACCCAGCTTGGGGATTCTGGTGGCATCGAGAATACAGGCTACACCTCCGCATACAACAACTTAGGTGGCGGGGCCAGTGGTTCACTAACTACTGGTATTGGCTTGGCAATCGCACCCAACGCAACAAACTTGTACAGCGGTATAGTTGTTTACACGTTAATAGATGCCGCGACTAATCTTTGGTCTGTTGCTTCGCAGTTAGCCTATACTGCTGGGCCTGGCATAGACCTTGGGGCGGGCAGCAAATCGCTTTCGGCAGTACTTGATAGAATCCGACTAACGACAACGGGCGGTGTAAACACGTTTGATGGCGGTACTGCCAACATCTTTTGGGAGTTCTAATCATGCCAACACGCAAAGAAATTAACTGCCTGACGGGTGAAGTTACTGAGGTTGAACTCACGCAGGCTGAGATTGACGCGCTGCCTGCACCAGTAGAACCAACGTCCGCAGAGAAGATACTCGCCATTGAAGCTGCTAACCCAATCACCCATCGCAACTTGCGTGACCTGAGCATGACCGTGGCGCAGATTGCTGCTGCGGTGACTGGCACTGACCCAATGGTGAACCCCGCAGTACAAAAGATTGTCTCGCTTGAATCGGAGATTGCGGCGTTACGGGCGCAGATACCATGATGCTCGACGTATTCCTACTCCTGCTGCGCCCCGCGCTCATGTGCGTGGACGCTGGTTCACGTAAACCGCACCACATCATTGCTGCGCTGATTGCTTGGGTGCTAGACATTGTGCTCGCACACACGACATGGGCGCTGATTGCAGGCAAACCGCGCAAGAATGAGTGGACTATCAGTCAAACACTAGAGCGTTTGTGCGTCGATATAAATAACCCCGACTGGCCTATGTACTATGGGTTGGCTCGCAAGATCAACCGTATATCTCCCACTGGAGATCACATTAAGGCAGCAATCAAATGAGTGTTGAGTTTGTAAAAATGGAAGATCGACGCAAAGGCGACCCTGCGTTAAACCTAATCGCTGCCCGATTGGAAACGCTGCAAAAAGATGTAGGTGACATGAAGGAAGGTCTAAAAGACCTTGCTGTAGCCATCACAAAACTGGCAGTTGTCGAAGAACGTCTAGCTACCAGTGTGCAAGCTCAGGAGCGAGCATTCAAGGCTATTGACAATTTGGGTTCGAGGTTGACTGTCTTAGAGCAAGTCCAACCGCTGCAAAAGAAAACAAGCGATTGGACATTAGCTGGTGTGTGGGCAGGTGCGTGTCTAGTTGCTGTGTTTGTGGCAAAACGAGTCGGGCTAATATGATAACGCTCGCGCAGTATGTCGGCCCCCACGCACAGTCTAAGGACTGGACATTTGAGCGACAGAAGGCAGCAATGACGCTGCTGGACAAGGTGAACGCGCTTTGTGGCGAGATGCAGTCTGACGGACTAGTAATGCAGATAAACCCTGCTACTCGTAGTCAGATTAGTGGTAAGACCCTTGGCGGGTTTCGCCCACAAGACGCAACGCAAGGCGCACCCAACAGCAGCCATAAGCAAGGACAGGGAATCGACCTGTTCGACCCCAAGGACACAATCGACGCGTGGTGTGTGGCAAACCAAGAGCGACTGGCTAACCACGGCATCTACATTGAGCACCCTGACGCAACAAAGGGGTGGTGTCATATGACCACACGTGCGCCGCGCTCAGGTAACCGGGTGTTCATGCCATGAACTTCACCAAGCTAGGCGGCAGACGTTTCGTTGTGACAATGGGTGCTGGCGTCATGACCACCGTGTTGCAGTACATGGGCAAACTCGACCCTGCCGGAGCAGCTTACTCAATGGTCATCATTGGCACTGTTGGAGCGTACATCGCTGGTGGGACAATCGACAATAAGACAGGAACACCCAAGCAATGAACCCATATCTAATCATTGCCACATTGGTTGCTGTCCTAGCTGCTGGTGCAGGCGGCTTCAAACTCGGTGCTGACCATGAAGTTGCAGCAAAAGCGCGTGAGGAAAAGCACATCGCGGAAGCCGTAGAAGCTGCCAACAAAGCGTCAGCAGAAGCCATTGCGAAGATCAAAGTCGTCAACAAAACCATTCAAAATGAGGTGCAGCGTGAAGTTCAAAACAATGTTGTGTACCGTGATTGCAAGTTGCCTGCTGATGGGTTGCGGCTCGTTCAGCAAGCCCTCAACGGCGGAGCCGTCCCCGTTGGTGGTGGCAAGCTGCCCCAAGAAGCTGCCCCAGTTGGCCGATGACACCTTGGGTGCGTTGGTGAGCAATTCGGTGCAGGTGAGTGGCATTTATTACGAATGCATCGCAGCGGTCGGGGTTAAGTGATGACCGGAATTTTTGAAAGTATTTCGGGACTGACTGACCCTGACTTAAAGGACAAAGTGATTCGTTATTTGCTCGGTGAAGGTTTGTCACCAGAACGAATGGCACAACTCAAAACAATACCGGTTGGTCAAGTTCAGTCGTTCAGAGAGTTGTTCAAAGACAACCCGGAAGAATATGCAAAGATTGCACCATACGAGCACCAAGATTTTGCTCGCACGATGGTTGCAGAAAATCCGCTGATGAGTATTCCCATTGGTGTGGCTGCACCTCTATACTACCTAGCCAAACAGCCGGGAATGATGCGTATTGGTCAAAAATTAGGTGTTGTTGGTGAAGGGGCTACCCCACCATCCCTTCGGCAAGTTCAGCGAAGCTACCAAGGGATAGGTGAGGGAATGATGGATTACTTCCGAAAGAAAACAAGCAACTGATGCATTGTGAATCGTTGGTCGATATTCCACACAGCACCACACAGCAAAAACAAACAAAGGCTCATGGGCCACTGACCCTCACGAATCATTACAGACGGGTCTACAATGCTCCAATAGGTCGTGTAGCTACCATCTACACACCACCATGTCGCCATAGCGGCCACTGGAAACAAGCGGTAAATCTTCTGCTTCATTATTTTCCACACAACGTCTGCTGCGCCGAGCGTAGAAAAAGCCATGACAACAGACACCCCAATGTCCCAATCAGGATAATCAAAGAACAGCGCACCATAGATCAGCCATGCGAACCCTATCGCAAACGTAGCGAATTTCCAAGTGAGATTTTCATTGACCATTTTTGGCAACCTTTGCTTTGCTGTAAGCGTTGAGTTGAACTTCCTCTATGTCTGACAATAGCGTAGAACCTGACAGTTTAATCGTCTGTTTCACGTTGAGTCGTGCTCGGTCTGAGATTGCAGTCTTGACCCCGTTGAACTCCGGGTCACTGCTGAACATTGAAGGTTTGCCTTGCCAGTCAAATGGACTTTGTTTCATTTTAGTATCCTTAAAACAGTGCGCCACGATATATTGTGTTTCGCGGCAATATCATTTATCAACATTCCTGTAATTCGATCTATGCGTACTCGGCGGTTACGTTCTGTTTTTTCAGCAGTTGTAGGTCGCGTTACCCTGCCGTCTAGTGTGGTACGCAACCACTCGGAACCCCCTATTGTTTTGAATTTTATCCATTGTTTGTCGCTGAGTCTTACGCATCTGGGTTTTATTTCTTCCTGTGGTTTAGGTCTTGGCATCTGTATCCTTTGGGTCTGGTGCGGCTGTCCAATAACGGCGCGGCAATGTGCCCCTAAACTGACTAGCATCTACGCACTGCACAACTGACGTACAGCCCCCGGTGGCTGCTGTGTAGTTCGCGCACAATCTGCAATCCTGCGGCACTTGCTTCTCCAGCGCATCGGCTACCCACTTACTTTCGTCTTTTGTCGGAATTGGCTGGTGGTCCCCTTGACGATAGACTGGAGCATCTCGCTTCGCCCGATCATCGGCTATTGCTTGGCGTAGTTGGTCGGCTGTGTAGAGTGTTGTCGTGGTCGCGTCGTGGTTTGTCGCGTCGTCAACTAACTGCGGGTCATCTAGGTTGTAGACGATGTAAC